AAGGTAATGGTAATTCATTAGTACGTGTTGTCTAAACATTAAGCAAAGAGTAAATCAATAGACACAAAGAGTTGTTATTCGTAGTTAGAAGTTGTATAATATTCTTCTAAGCTGTTATTTTAGTGATATTAACGATATTAACATTACGAGTAACAACTTTCTATTAAATATTTCGAGGAGAGGTTGAATGAAAGCTTTAAAAGCAAATAAGTTTAGAGTTGGTGATGAAGTTGAGATTGTAAAGTTAGATAAAACAATACAGCACTTCGGTGGAGAGGAGATACTGTCTCCTGTAGGTACAAAACCTTTTGTCACTTATATTGACGTAATAGGAGAGGAGGTTGAGATTGACAAGGATGTTTACTCATACCACGCTGACGATCTTGTATTGGTTAATGGTAAAGAAGAAACACAAGTATACAACCCTTTAGTTGCTCAAGAAGGTGGTGGTCATTATAAAGATCGTGGTATCCAACCTTTAGAATATACAATGCAGAATAATCTTTCTTTTTGTGAAGGTAATGTTGTAAAGTATATCTCTCGCTATAAGAGTAAGAACGGTATTGAAGAATTAGCTAAAGTAATTCATTACGCTCTTTTAGCAGCTTACGAAGAATACGGTGAACAAGGAAGTACAGAATTGAAAGAGAAAGTATTGAAACTGTTAGGAGAACATGGATGAAAGTAAGTTGCATTTTTACACTCAATGAATTAAAGAAGATTGTACCATCAATCACCATCGAGCATTTCAAATCAGATAATCCTAAAGTTAAAGAAGCTTTAAAGAAGCTGTTTTGGAATATTGGTTGTACTTTACCTGATAAAGTAGAGATTGATGAGGGGTTACTTACAATCAATAGATTCGGCTGTCTTGACGATAGTCCGCGTATTACCGTTTTTGAAAGAGTTGATGAAATCTATCTGCGATCTAAGTGGGCGAGTCATAAAGTTAAAATTGCAACCAACGATGTTGAGTTAATGAGGGATATTGACGGTCTTACAAATCACCGCAGCTTTGAGGTTGAAAATGATTAAAAATGGTATGAAATATTGTGTTGGGAGCTTACACAGTTCCCGTAATTTCGGTACAGTAGAGGTTGTTGAATACATTGACACCAACAACATAGTGGTCAAGTTTTTAAACACAGGTTCTCTGTTAAGAACAACAAGCTCGCAACTAGGTTGTGGGACGATTAAAGACAGGTTTGCAAAGACTATTTACGGACTCGGTTTCATTGGTTTCGGAAAAACTTGGTTGTGTGGAAAACATACGCTTTACTATAGATATTGGTTGAATATGTTTCACAGATGTTATAGAAAAGATCACCCTAATTGTAGGACTTACGAGAGTTGCTCTGTTGGAGAGGGTTTTCATTCATTTGAAAATTTTGAAGATTGGTGTGACCGTCAAGTGGGTTTTGGTAACAAAGGTTGGCATTTAGATAAAGATATTCTTGTAAAAGGTAACAAGGTTTATAGTGAAGAGACGTGTTGTTTTGTACCTCAAGAGATTAACGTTTTATTTACTAAAAGAGAGGTATCTAGAGGTGACTGCCCTATTGGTGTGAGCCGTAAAAATAAAGGAGGTGGTTATCAGGTTCAACTGGCACAATTCGGAAAAACATATCTAGGGACTTACACCACACCTGAAGAAGCTTTCTATGCTTACAAGCAAGCTAAAGAAGCTCACATCAAAGAAGTAGCAAACAAATGGAAAGATCAAATCGACCCAAGAGTTTACAATGCTTTAATGAAGTATGAAGTAGAAATTACAGATTAGAGGAAAGGATTAAATGCAAAAGAGTGATTTACAAACAGAAACAAGTAGTTTTGTTGACCGATACCCACAGTTTGTTGAGGCGATTATTAAACAGAAAGAAGATTTGTTTTGGACAGAGAAAGAAATTGATTTAAACAAGGATAAGCATGACTTACGTAAGAAGCTTTCACCTGCACAACGACATGCTGTATCGTTCAACCAACGACTATTCACTAAATACGAAAGTGTTATTGGGGTGGATTACTGGGCTAATATTGTTCTAAAGCGTTACAAGCGACATGAGATTCAACGTATGGCAGTCTGCTTCTCTGATGTAGAGATGAATATTCATTTCCCTTTCTATCGCAGAGTAAATGAAGTGCTAGGTACTCATAACGATGAGTTTTATCAGTTGTTTGAAACTGACCCGTTGTTAATTGACCGTGTACAGTTTATGCACCAATTAGTAGGGGAGAGAGACTCTCTAGCATCAATGGGCGGTTTTGCTTTTATGGAAGGTGCTGTGTTGTTTACAGCATTCGCTATGATTAAGTCGTTAGGTGTTAAAGGTCAAAACTTCATGCCTAACCTGATTGCTGGTATTGATATGTCTTGTCTTGATGAAAGTCATCACTTTGAAATGGCTGCTGAAATCTTTAAGCTACAAAAGAAGCAAGAGAAGCGTAGCAAGGAAGAGTTGAAAGAGTTAGAGGAAAAGATTTATAATCATGCTCGTAATGTATTAGAACATGAGAAGTTGATTATTAAAGCTATGCTAAGTGAAGGAGATATTCCTTTTGCATCGTATGATGATCTAGTTGGTTTTGCTTCACATCGTTGTAATCTTGTTCTACAAGGTTTAGGATACAAACCTATCTTTGATGAAAGTACAGACACTATTAGTGAATGGTTTTACTCGTCTATGAACTCATTTAAGTTTAATGACAATTTCTTTACTCGTGGTCGAAACTACAAAAAGGAATTTACAGCAAAAGACTTCGATATTTTTACAGATGGAAGTTATAAAGAAGTGTTACAGAAAGTTGAGGAAAGTGTTTAATGAAAGTTCGTAATTTTAGTAAAGAGCGTAAAGAGTTGCAGAAGCAAGGTTTAGCTCCTAATTGGTTAACCACACAAGGGTATCAGTTGTTAGCAACAAAGTATTTAAACGAAGGGAGTAAGTCTCCTGCTGACCAATACCGAAGAATTGCTAAAACACTTGCTCAATACGTTGGTGATAATTACCCTGAATGGTGGAATGAAATTGAGTATTGGAAAGGTAAAACATGGGAGGAAGCTTTCTATTCTGTGTTATGGGATGGTTATTTAAGTCCTTCAACACCTGTACTCTCAAACACTGGTACAAACTTAGGTCAATCAGTATCTTGTTCAGGGACTTATGTTGGTGACAGTGTATATGATTTTTATGAGAGTCGTTTACAGAACGCTTTGTTGAGTAAAGAAGGTTTTGGTACGTCAACGTATCTTGGAGATATTCGCCCTCGTGGTAGTGCAATGAAAGGTGGCGAAGCTTCTGGTGCTCAACCTGTAGCTGAGATGTTTGTCGATGACAGTAAGAAGATTTCACAAGGAAGCACAAGACGAGGAGCTACTGCATGGTACTACCCTATTGATGGTGGTGATTTCAATGAGCTTGTGCATTACTTAGAGACAGATACAGATGGTAATAATGGTGGTTGGTGTTTAACTGATGCTTTCAAAGAACGGTTAGAGAGTGGTGATAAGGATGCTATTAATCGTTGGGGTCAAATGCTGACTTGTAAGACAAGTGTAGGTAGTGGTTATCAGTTCTTTGTTGATAAGGCTAAACGTCAACGACCTCAAGCCTATATTAATAACAACCTAGATGTTAAGGCGTCTCAGTTGTGTACCGAAATCACATTGTTCTCTGACCAACAACACACTTACACTTGTGTACTAGGTAGTGAAAACTTACGATTATGGTACTCTCGACCACCAATGCTTTCGTTTGTTAATACAATTTTCCTAGATTGTGTTTGTGAAGATTTTATTCAGAAAGCTAAAGATTTGAAGGGTATTGAGAAAGCTATCAGATTCACTGAGAAAGGACGTGCGCTAGGTTTAGGTAGTATGGCATTCCACACACTCCTGTTAGATAATAAGATTGTTTACGGAAGTATGGAAAGTAAGTTACTAAACCATGAGATTTACGCTACATTTCAAGATGAAGCTACTCAAGCGTCACAATGGTTAGCTACAGTATTTGGCGAACCTGAGTGGTGTAAAGGTACAGGAATGCGTAATACACACTTAACAGCTATCGCACCAAATAAATCGACAGCATTGATTCTAGGTGGCGTGAGCGAAGGTATTAACCCTCAACCTGCATTTGTATTTACTCAATCAACTCCATCAGGGGAGGTTGTCCGTATTGACCCATCTTTCTTAGAGTTGTTAAAAGAGAAAGGTTTGTATGTTAATGAAGATGATTTAGAAACTAAGAAACTTTTAAGTGATATTAGTGGGCATAAGGGTAGTATTCAACATCGACCTGAATTTACAGCAGATGAGAAAGCAGTGTTCCGTACAGCATTTGAGATTAATATGTACGATCACATTGATTTAGTTGATTACCGACAAAAGTTTGTTTGCCAAGCTCAAAGTTGTAACTTGTTTATTGCTAACGCTACAGGTAAAGATATTAGTAAGATTTATTTCTATGCTTATGCTAAACCTAATATTGTTAGTTTGTACTATCATACAGGTTTACGTGATGCTAGTATTAAGACAAGTTTTGAACCTGTTTGTAGTGTTTGTGAATAATTGAAAAGGAGTAAGTAATGTTTAAAGTGTATGGTAAAACAAACTGTCCAAGCTGTACATCAGCGAAGCAGTTATTAGAAACTAAAGGTTGCGAGTACGAGTATCTACTATTTGGTAAGGACTACGATCTAAGTAAGTTTGTTCATATTAATAAAAACCACAAGACAATGCCTATGATTACCATACTGGTTAAATATGATGGTGTTGAGATGGAAGAGTATATAGGTGGGCTAACCGAGCTAAAAGAAGTGCTTGCTACTAAATATAGTGAATAACAAACGAAAGAGAGTATCTTAAAAGAGAGTGA